GGCCATGGGTCTTCTTAAGGACGTCGCGGTCGAAGTGTGGGACCGGATCAAGATGGGTGCTGGGGCCGCTGGCGCTGCAGCCACGGCGATGTTTTACGATCTTAAGGCCGATGCCGCTTCTGGAATGGCTGGAGCGATTGAAAGCGTGGTCGCTTTTGGCAATACGACCGCGAATACCTTCGAGGGCGCGCTACTCGCGGTACGCGCAATCTGGTCGCGCCTGCCGGATGTGATTGGGGATCTGGTCTTCTCGGCGGCCAACCGCATGCTCGACGGGATCGAGGCCATGCTGAACGGCGCGATCCGCAGGATCGATGCCTTCACAGGGAACATCCGCGATGCACTGGCGGCTATCGGCATCGAGACCACCTTCGGCGAGATTGGCGAGATCAGTCTCGGCGACATTGAAAACCCCTTTGCAGGCGCCTCCGCTGATGCGGGAACAGCTGCGGCAGAGGCGTTCCGCCGAGCCTTCGAGGACAATCCGCTCTCGGCCCCTGACCTTGGCCTTGATGGGATTGCTGCCGAGGCACTGGTCACCGCAAACACCTACCGTCAGGCTGCAACCGATCTCGCCAATGGCGCGACGGCGCCGCTCACCTCCTGGGGCGCGCTCCGTGACACAGTTGCGGGCACAGGCGAAGAGGGCGCAGCGGCGCTGGATGAGGCGACTGTCTCAGCAGATCGGTTGTCGGATGCCATGGGGCGCGCGGGAGGGGCTGCGGGCAGCGCTGGGGATCGGATCGCCACTGGGTGGCGTGCGGTCTCGGAGTCCCTTCAAGCCTATGCCACAGAGGCTTTGAACTGGGGCAAAGGCCTCGGCGAAACCCTGACCGGCGCTTTCAGTGGCGCAGAAAGCGCGTTCCGCAGCTTTGTTGAAACGGGAAAATTCGACTTCAAGAGCCTCGTGCGCTCGATCCTGGCGGACTTGGCTGTCCTGTCGTTCAAGCGTGCAGTGCTGGGGCCTATCGCCTCGGCGCTCTCTGGCATCTTTGGAGGCGGGTCCGTCGCGGCGGCTGTCTCGCATGCGGGTGGCATCGTCGGGATCTCTGGGCATTCCCGGCAGGTGCCAGCCATGGCCTTTGCCGCTGCACCTAGGATGCACTCCGGCGGTTGGGCGGGTCTCCGCCCTGACGAGGTCCCAACGATCCTGCAGCGGGGAGAGCGGGTGTTAAACAGTCGTGAAGCTGCCGGTTATGGCGGGGGCAGCAGCCCAGGTTCAGGTGTGACCGTGAATATCGATGCGCGCGGGGCGCAGATGGGCGTGGCCGAGCAGATCGACGCAAGATTGCGAGCAGCTATGCCGGAACTCGCCCGGATCGCTAAAGAAAGCGTAGCCGATGGGCGGCGCCGCGGTCAGGTGATCTGAGATGGCCATTCCTGTCCTGCCGCTGACGCTCGTGTCTTTCCTAGAGCGGCGGCTCGTTACGTCCATCGCCGAGGCGCGTTCACCTTTTACGGGAACCTCGCAAATCCAGGACTGGGGCGCGTCGTGGTGGGAATATCAGTTCGAGATGGCCGTGACCCAAGGGGCTAAGGCCCGGCGGCTCTCGGCCTTCTTCACGGCCCTTGGTGGATTGCGGGGCCGGTTTCTCTTCCCCGATCCTTCGATTGAGGTGCCGGTAGGGCTGGGTAATCCATACGTCACCGAGGCGCAGGTGTCCGGTGCCTCTAACCTGCGCACGGCAGGTTGGGGTCTTGGGCTTCGCGCGGGGGATTTCTTCCAGCTGGGTTCGGATGCGACCACACGGCTTTATCAGCTGACCGAGGATGTGACGCCTTTGGGCAGTGAGGCCACATTGGAATTTATACCGCAGCTTCGGGCTTCCGTGCCGGTCGGCACGCTGCTCGGTCTCAATGCCCCCTCGGTTCTGTTACGACTGACAGCCCCGGTCCCCTCGGTCATCGGTCGGGCGGATCAGTACCGCTTCACGATCTCGGCCAGAGAGGCTTTGTGAAATGAGCCGCGATATTACCACTGCCTTCTCCACTGCGCTGGCTGATCAAAGCCTCAGACCGGTCATCTTCTTCGAAGGTCAGTTCGCCACGGGCTGGGTGCGGATCTGGTCGGGGCTGGGAGAGGTTAGTTGGAACGGCGAGAGCTGGGCAGGAGCTGGGTCACTCTTGGGTCTTGGCGCGCTTGATGAGACCGGTGAGGTTGTTGCCGGCGGCACGGCGGTGTCGCTTTCTGGCGTGCCGCTGGATCTCGTGCAAATGGCGATCGAGGAAGCGCGCCAAGGCCTGCCAGGCAGGATCTGGCTCGGGTTGCTCAGTGAAGATGGCAGCATTATCGCCAGTCCCGTTCAGGCCTTCTCGGGCCGGCTTGATGTTCCCGAAATCAAGGATGACGCCGACACCTGCACGATCACCATCAGCTATGAGAGCCGTCTAATCGACCTGACCGTAGCGCGGACCTGGCGCTACACCCATGAAAGCCAGCAGGTGCTGTTCCCGGGCGATCTGGGCTTTGAATATGTGACTGCGATCCAAGATCGTGAGATCACTTGGGGACGTGGGTAAGCTACTGCCAGAAGGCGAGCGTTGAAAGCGATGGCCATTCAAAGTCCGGCAAGTCTGGAACATAGGTTCCAGCTTGATGCCAACTCTCAGCTGCGTTTGCTTTAACCGATGCCCAGATATCTTCGCGTTTAGGCAATTCCATACCGCAGACTTCGGCTGCTTGAGCGTTTATTTCTTTGTCTGGGTTGAAGGCTAAGTCTAGTTCAGAAAGATCTTTTAATGTCTGACAGCTGTCTTTTATGTCCCAAGCTGCGCCTCCTATAATCGCTGCAATACCTAAATAGGGTATCGATTCTGCAACAACAGACGAGGCACTGCGTGAAGCAGCAATAGCCGTTCTTTTTGAAACTCGATCCGCAGTGTCAGACACTGCGTCTTTGATAAGATGTGGCTTTCCACGATACGTTACCTTGGGCTGCCTTAATGATGCCACTTCATCCGATAGGGACGAAATCCGCATCTCTTTGGCTTTGAGCTGGTTACGTAAGTCAGTGACCATTGAGGTGGTTCCGGTCAAAGCCTCAAAGACCACACTTGCTTTAGCTGCAACCGTGCCGACGGCAAGGATCCCAATATTCAACGACAGGGATGCAACGGTCAGGAGTGCCATCAGAGTAAACCAAAAGCTGCCCAGTATTCTAAGCATTCAAAAATCCCCGCAAAAAATCACGTACTTGAAAGGACTATGCTTTGAAAGTTTATGGTTGGGAACACCTCCTTGCGGCAGCAACTGATACCGCCCGAGCAAAGCCCTTCGTCTGGGGCGTTCATGACTGTCCAACCTTTGCCTTCGAGACGCGCATGATACTGACCAGCGGCGAAGATATCGCGGCCCTCTGGCGCGGGCGCTATACCACGGCGCTCGGTGGCGCGCGTGTGATGCGCCGTCTGGGCTGGGCTTCTCTCGAAGAGATGGGGAGATCTTTGCTCGGCGAACCACGCCCGGCTGTCTTGCTTGCGCAGCGCGGCGATCTTGTTCTGGCCGATACCGGTCTTGGATTTGGCATTTGCACGGGCGCCAGCGCCGTCGGGATGGCGCCGGAAGGTCTTGTGAAAGTCCCCCTCACCTCCTGCCGGCTCGCCTGGCCAGTTTAACCGGATTTTAGACCATGCCCTTCATTGTGACCGCTGTGACCGCTGCGGCGGGTTGGGTCAGTGCGACCTTGGCGGCTGGAGGAATTGGGGCCGCGCTTTTGCGGATTGGCGGCACGCTTTTGTTGTCCAACGCCGCACGGGCCTTGATGCCAAAACCCCAGACCACGATGCGGCCGCGGACGGTGACGATCCGCGAGCCGGTGGTGCCCCGCGATCTTGTCTATGGCCGCACCCGTAAGGGCGGGGTCATTGTCTTCCTGCACTCCTCGGGATCGGACAACACATTCCTCGATCTGGTGATCGTGCTGGCCACGCACCGCGTCAAATCGATCGGGGCCATCTATTTTGAGGGTGAAGTGGCTGTGAATGCCGCGGGGACCGCCCAAAGCCGATGGGCAGATAAGGTCCTCATTGAAAAGACACTGGGGGCTGCCGACCAGACAGCGTTTGCAGGATTGCAGGCAGCACTGCCGGACAAATGGACCGAGAACCATCGGCTGCGGGGCTGTGCGGCCATTCGGCTGCGGCTGACCTATGACCAGGATGCTTTCCCGGGTGGGATCCCGAACATCACGGTTGATATTGAGGGTAAGGATGACATCTGGGACCCACGGACCCAAACCGCCGGCTATTCGGACAACCCCGCCCTGTGCCTTGCGGACTATATGGGTAATCCGACCTGGGGCATCGGTGCCCAGATTGGCGAGCCCGACGGGATCGACGAGATGTCCCTCGTCGAGGCCGCCAACATCTGTGACGAGAGTGTCCCGCTGGCCGGTGGCGGCTCCGAGCCGCGTTACGCCTGCAACGGCGTGATCACTCTCTCCGAGGTCCCGAAAACCATTATCGAGGGGATGCTTTCAAGCTTTGCCGGCCGCTGCGCCTTCTCGGGCGGGTCCTGGCGCATCCATGCAGGTGCGTGGCGTGCACCAGATGTGGCGCTGACTTCAGACCATGTCCGCGAGGGCGGGCTGACACTCGCCACGCGTGTGACGATGTCGTCAAACTTCAACGGCGTGCGCGGCCAGTTCGTCAGCCCCGAGAACGATTGGCAGCCGGATGACTTCCCGGCCTATGCCTCGGATGTCTATCTTGCTGAGGATGGCGGCGAGCGAAAATGGCGCGATATCTCCCTACCCTTCACGATCTCGGCGGCCATGGCGCAGCGACTTGCGAAGATCGAGCTTGAACGCGCGCGTCGGCAGATTACGGTGCGGCTGTCAGGAAAGCTGTCGGCTTGGGCGGCCACCGTAGGCGATGTGGTGACCCTCTCCTATGCGCGCTGGGGCTTTGCAGCCAAACCCTTCGAGGTGCACGGGGTGAGCCTTGATCTGACCGCCTCCGGCGATGGCGCACTCCTCTTGCCAGAGCTCGTGCTCCGCGAAATCTCGCCCTTGGTCTACGACTGGTCGGCCTCGGAAGAGCAGATCTACGCCGCCGCCCCGAGGACAGCGCTGCCCAACGCTTACGATATCCCGGCGCCAGGCGCGCCGCAGGTCACTGAGGACCTTTATGTCACCCGCAATGGTGGCGGGCTGAAGGTGCTCGCGAAGATCAGCTGGGAAGCTGCACCGTCTGGGTTTGTATCTGCATATCAGCTGCAGGGGAAACTAGCGGGCGCGGCCGAGTGGATAGACTATGGACGCACCGATGGCACCGCGCTCGAAATCCGAGACATTGCCCCAGGAGACTGGGCTTTCCGCGTCAAAGCGATCTCGGTTCTGGGCGTTTCCTCGCCTTGGCAGGAGACAGCGGTCGAAATCCTCGGCCTCACCGCGCCTCCCGCGCCGCTCAAACACGTGACGCTGCAAACGGCGGGTGGGCTGGCGATCCTCAAATGGACCCGCTCGGTGGATCCCGATGTGCGGGTCGGTGGCAATATCGTCATCCGGCACTCAAAAGAAGCCACCGCGACCTGGGCCGACAGCTATTCGATGGACCGGGTCTCGGGGGGCGAGGCGATTGCCGTCGTGCCGCTCAAACCTGGCACCTATCTGGTGCGCGCTGAAGATAGTGGCGGTCGCGCCGGGCTTGAGACCCGCGTCACGACCAAAGGTGCACAAGTGCTTGCCTTCTCGACCTTAGACTTCCTGCAAGCCGATCCCAGCTTTGTTGGGGCAAAAACCGGCCTGCAGGTGAAGGGTTCTAACCTGACGCTCGCCACAGAAACCATTAATAGCGTCACGCAAGTGGCAGCGATGGAGGGCCAATACACCTTTACGGCCGGGCTCGACCTTGGGGCGGTGAAACGCGTGCGCCTGCGCTCGGAAATCGGTGTTGCGGCGCTGGCGCTCAACGACCGGATCGACGCGAAGACGGCCTTGATGGACACATGGGCCGATTTTGACGGATCAGCTGGAGCCGAAATCGACGTGATCTTCGAGATCCGCGAGACCGATGACGATCCGGCCGGAACGCCCAATTGGGGTCCATGGGGCCGGCTCGATAACCATGAAATCGAAGCCCGCGCGGTGGAAGCGCGGGCGCATCTGACGACGAAGGACGCGTCCTATACGCCGATCGTCAGCCAATTGCGGCTTTACGCCGATGAGGTGGCCTAAGTGCAGACATCTAGCTTTACGATCGCGAACGACGCGGGCGCCGCGGTGCGGGGGCGGATCAATGAGGTGATCGCCGCCCTGCAATCGACCAGTGCCGGAGCATCGGCGCCAACAGCGACCACGGCGGGTATGCTCTGGGTCGATACCTCGGCCTCGCCACCGGTTCTGCGTCGTCGTAACGCCACCAACACCGCCTGGGATGCGCTCTTAGATGCGACGGGCAATTTGGCAGGGCTCGCGAACACGGCCGTGGCCCGCACAAACCTCGGGCTTGGAACCATGGCGACCAAATCAGCGGCGGATTACGATGTGGCGATCGCAGCGAAAGCGGCGCTGTCAGGGGCGATGTTCACCGGGGTGGTGACGGCGCCGAACTTCGTCTCCTCGTCTGACGCGCGATTGAAGTCGGATGTCGCAACCATCGCGGATGCGCTGGCACTGGTCTGCGCCTTACGCGGCGTGCGCTTCACCATGGATGGCAGTCGCCAGATCGGCGTGATCGCGCAGGAGGTCGAGGCGATCCTTCCCGAAGTGGTCCACGCGGATGCGCAAAGTGGCCAGCTCTCCGTTGCTTACGGCAATCTCACGGGTCTGCTGATTGAGGCCGTCAAAGAATTGACCGCTCGTGTGGCGGAATTAGAGGAGGCGCGCCTATGAGCGAGAGCGGATTTATTGACACCATAAACGCTATGTTTGGTGGCGCGGTAACGACGCTGATCGGCGCTTTTACGGGGCGTCTGATGTATCATTCAGGCGAGGTGAAGCTCGGCAATCGCCGTTTCTTCGGCAAGGAACTATTGTGGGAAATTCCCGTCGCCGTTGGCATGGCGCTGATTGGCGAGGCCGCCGCGCGCTACATTGGCCTGTCGCAGCCGGTGTCGACCGGCTTTGTGGCAACCCTCGCCTATCTGGGTCCCCGCGGGGCGGAGGCGCTGCTGGCCGCCTGGCTGTGTCGTAAGAAATAACACCACAGATCAATCATGACGCCCACTTGAAGTGGCCGCCTCTAATGGCCAATTGCACCCACAAGACACGACCAAGGGAGGATCAGACTATGAATGAGATCGCAGCGGTTTTGGCACAGATCGAGCAATCAACAGATCCCCTCGCAACTGTGCGCAGGTTGGTCCTCGCGCATGGCGGGGATTGGTGTGATCCCGAAAACGCCACCGGCCTTTTTGAAATCCAACTTATGGGGCTGGCGGGCATCGGCCCTTCCGTTGCCGCCGCCGTCGACGACTGGCTAATGCAGGCCAAAGACGCTGTCTTTGAGGACGCCGCGGCGCGTTAAGCGCTCATGGGGCCACTCAAGGCCCCCCTTTTTTTAACCTTCAAACCGCAGCCGTCCCCTCGGGGCGGCTGTTTGCATTTGCATGGGAACAGATCATGACACCGTTCGACATCGCACGCAGCTATATCGGCACACCTGAAGGCCCGGGTCCCGAGAACAATCCCGTCATCATGGAGATGTACGCCTCGGTCGGTCACGACTGGGTCGAGCACGATACCGTGGCCTGGTGCGCGGCTTTTGTGGGTCATTGCTTGGAGAAAGCCGGCATTCGCTCAACCCGTCAGCTCACTGCGAGGTCTTATCTCGACTGGGGTGTCCCGGTGGAGATCGCAGATGCGCAGCCTGGCGACATCGGGATCATCCCGCGGGGCCGCTCAAGCTGGCAGGGCCATGTCTTCTTCATCGATCGGATTGAGGGGGCCTGGGTCTGGGGTCTGGGCGGCAATCAATCTGATGCGGTGAACATCAAACGCTATCCGGTCTCAAAGCTGCTGGGGGTCCGAAGAGCGGGCCATATTGCGCCGGACGTAACTCTGTCAGTGGAGGCTGTTCAGCGGCGGTTGAAAGCTCTCGGCTATCACGAGGTTGGCTCCATTGACGGGATCATCGGCCCGCGCACGCGCGGCGCGATTTTGGCGTTCCGCGATGACCAGTATTTGCCACTTCTGCCGGTGATTGATACCGCTTTGGTGGAGGCCTTCGCGCAAGCCTCTCCGCGCAAAGTTGCCCCCGAGCGGGCATCTGGGGCGCCTGCTGAAAGCCGGATCGTCACGGCGGCCAATGCTCAGATCGGGCTTGGTGCTTTGGGTGCCGCCGGGTCCATCGGTTCGCAGATCGCACCGGCGTTGGTTGAGGCGGAGCAAGCGCGAGACATGGCTGCGCGTGCATTCTCCTTGTTCGGGCTTGAGGCCTGGCTCACCATCGCTCTGCCGTGGATCAGCGCCGCCGTCTTTCTTGCGATCATCCACTACGCCCTGCGATCGCGAGCCGCCCGCATCGAAGATTACCGCTCGGGCAAAACGCTATGATCCGTATCGTCACCACACTGCTGGCAGGCCTTGGCCGTCGGGCTGCCTTTTACGGCGCCATTGTCTTTGCCCTCTTTGCCGCTCTCTGGATCGCCTTCCGCCAAGGGCGGCGCGCCGCTGAAGCCGACCTCGCCATCCGCCGCGCTGATGCCCGCATTCGGGCCCTGCAAACATCAAAGGAGATCCGCCATGAGGTTCAGAGTACTGATCATGCTGATCTTAAGCGCCGGGCTGAGCGCTGGATGCGCGATTGAGCCGCCGGGTTTGCGCCAAGACTGCGATTGGGCAGAACCCATTCGCCCCTCGCACCAGGATGTGCTGACGGATCGGACGCTGGCCCAAATCCTGGCCCACAATGAATTGGGCGCAGAACTCTGCGGGTGGGTCCCATGAGTGTGGCCATCGTTGAAGGCCCCGCCATTCTCATTGGCTATGCCTACCGGCTGGACCTGGAAACCGAGGCCCCGCTGTTTCCACAGGCGGCTGAGCTTGTCGCCCAAGTTCGATTGAAACCTTCCGCCCCAGACGTGCTGGCGACTTTAAGGACACAGGATGGCACGCTGATGCGGCAAAGTGATTGCCTGCTGTCTCTAACCATCCCAGCCCATGACACGAGCCGCTTTGAACCGGGGTCCGTGGTGCTGGACATGGCCCGCATCGATGCCAGTCCCGCCCTGCCCCTTGGCTTTTTATTGGAGATCCCCGTGATGCTGCCCGTGACCCGAGGCCTGCTATGAGTGCGTCTGCCACGACTGGTGCGCGCCCGCCGTTTCCCGGCCCAGCCCCCGGTGCGGTCTCTGGCGCCGCTCCGATTAAAATCCGCATTGCCACCGCGGCAACCCGGATCCGGCTATTGGGCATGCCGGGCCCCGACGGCAAGCAGGGTCTTAAAGGCGACAAGGGCGATCAGGGGGATCCCGGCATCACCATCCTGCCCACAGACACACCTATCAATGGAGGCTTTTTCTGATGGCCAATACCATTCAACTCAAGCGCCGCATCTCAGGGATCGCAGGCGCGCCAGCCGCCCTGAAATCCGGCGAGCTGGCACACAACGAGGTCGATGACACGCTTTATGTCGGAAAAGGCGACGATGGCGCGGGCAATGCGACGGCGATTGTGCCTATGGCTGGCTCTGGTGGGTTTGTTGCCCGCGTGGGCAGCCAGACCATCGCTGGGGCCAAGACCTTCTCCCTTGTGCCAAAGTCTGGGCAGGACGCGAGCGGCGGGATGGATCTGGTGCGCAAGTCCCAGGTGGATGCGTTACTGGCAGGCAAAGCGCCTTTGGCTTCGCCCGAGTTTAGCGGCTCTCCCACAGCCCCCTCCCCAGTGGCCGGGACAAACTCCACGCAGATCGCGACCACCGCCTTCGTAAACGCCGCCATTGCAGGCTTCGGGGCCGGCGACATGGCGGCTGCCACATATGACACGGACAATGATGGCAAGGTGGATGCGGCGGAGGTGGCCGATGCGGCGCCCTGGTCCGGGATCACTGGTAAACCGACGAGCTTTGCGCCCTCCAGTCATAGTCATTCAATCGGACAGGTTACGGGACTTCAGAGCGCACTGAACGCAAAGGCGCCTCTTCTATCGCCTGCGCTGACAGGATCGCCCACCGCTCCCACGGCAACGACTGGCTCCAACACGACGCAGATCGCAACAACAGGGTTTGTTGCAGCCGCAATCGGTGCGCTCATTGATGCGGCGCCCGGAGCCATGAATACGCTCAATGAATTGGCCGCAGCCCTAGGGGATGATCCAAGTTTTGCCACGACTGTGACCAATGCTCTGGCGGGCAAACTGGCGGCGACGTCGAACTTGTCAGACCTGCCGAACAAATCAAGCTCAAGGTCGAACCTCGGGTTGGGGTCTATGGCCGTTCAAAGCTCTGGGTCTGTCGCAATCACTGGCGGATCGATCACAGGGATCGCGCTTGACGGGGGCACGTTCTAGGCCATGACAAACACCCTCCTTGTGAAACGCACGACGGTGGCGGGCCGGGTGCCGAATACGGCGCAGCTGGCCCCTGGTGAGCTGGCGATGAACATCGCCGACGGCAAGCTGTTCCTGAAACGCATATCTGGCTCAGAAACCGTTGTGGAGCTGGGGCAGACCGGGCCGCAGGGGCCAGTGGGGCCGACGGGGGCGCGCGGGCCGACAGGTCCCAAAGGAAATACAGGGGCTGCGGGTCCAACTGGGCCGCAGGGCGACATTGGGGCTACCGGACCGCAAGGTCCCACCGGGCCAACAGGACTCACTGGACCCAAAGGAAACACTGGTGCCACCGGCTCTCAGGGTCCGACAGGCGCAACTGGCCCAACGCCTGCGCATCAGTGGTCTGGCACCAGTCTGCGGTTCTACACCGGATCAACCTGGGGTGGGTATGTAAACCTCAAAGGGGCAACGGGCAACACAGGAGCTACCGGACCGCAAGGATCCGCCGGCAACACTGGCGCGACGGGCCCCACAGGACCACAAGGCCCTGCCGGTCCAACAGGACCCACTGGATCGAAAGGTGACACGGGTGCCACCGGCTCTCAGGGTCCAACAGGCGCAACTGGCCCAACACCCGCGCATCAATGGTCCGGGACCAGTCTGCGCTTTTACACCGGGTCAACCTGGGGTGGGTATGTGAACCTGAAGGGGGCGACCGGTGCATCAGGTGCCACCGGTCCCAAGGGCAACACCGGCAATACCGGTCCTGCGGGTCCTCAAGGCGCCATTGGTCCCGCAGGACCAACCGGCCCGCAGGGTCTAACGGGAGCAACCGGTGCGACAGGCCCCCAAGGTCCCGCGGGTGCCAATGGCGCGCCTGATACTGCCGCACAAGTGCGCGCAAAGCTGGTCACGGTGGATGGCTCTGGTTCCGGGATCGATGCCGACCTGTTGGATGGCAGCCACGCCAGCGCCTTTGCCCGGCTGTCTGGCGCCACGTTCAGCGGCACAGTCACAGCCCCAAACTTCGTCTCGTCTTCCGACGCTCGGCTCAAGTCGGACGTGGTGCCAATCGGGGAGGCGCTGGCCAAACTCCAAGCGCTGACCGGTGTGACCTTCGCCATGACAGGCAGTGACACACGGCAGATGGGTCTGATTGCGCAAGACGTCCAAGCTGTCGCGCCAGAAGCCGTGGTCGAGACCGACGGCGTTCTGCGTCTGGCTTACGGCAATCTCGTGGGCCTCCTCGTCGAGGCCATCAAGGATCTCGCGACCGAGGTCGAGCAGCTCAAAAGGACCACCCCATGATCGAAACCGGCTTGCACGTCATCTACAACACCACCGCGCGTCTGCATTATGCCGTGGACGTCCAAGAGACCTACGCGGGGCTTGCCGTCTTTGAGCCCTGCGAACCAGGCCAAGGCGGGCGGGACGCCATGGGCATTCTTCCTTGGGCAGACCTCAAGGCAGTGCTGGAGGTTCCAGAGAGTGCCGCAAACAAAGCAGGCTTTGTGGATCTCGCGGGCAACGGCACTTTTGTACCCGACCTGCCGGGCTGCCCCCATGGCGCGGTCTACAAGGGCCGCTCCTACATCTTTCTCGACGGGATGGTCGGGCACGATGAGCTGACCGACTACGCTCTCATCGACATTATGACCGACAATGCGGGCTTCCCTTTGCCGTGGCGCAACCGCTTTGCCCAGTCGGCGCGCGAGAAGGTGGACTATTCCTTCCGGCACCGCGCACGGACACAGGCTTCAAACGCCCTAGTAATCTTCATGCCCATCGCCGGGCCTTTGTCTGGTGCGCGCGTTGAGTTGCTCTGCGACCAAGACCCGATCTTGCTCAACGGGACCTCGGTCGCTGGCCGCATCGATGACGCGACAATCCCCAACGATGGGGTCTGGTTTAAGCAGTTCTACTTCCACGCAGGTGCATTAGGTGGGGCGGCTCTTACAGTGCCGGCCGGTGGCCGGACTGAGGTGCCCATTGCCTTGCGCTGGAACGGAGACGGAGCACCTTGCGCTCATGCCCTGACCCTAAAGCTCGATTCTGACGCGGGCTATTTGGCGAAACGTCGGTTGAACACGGATGAAAATGGTCTCGGCAGCTTTGCTATTGAGGCTCTGGGCCTCCGCCCCGGCGACCGGATCGCGGTCAAGGTGAACACCGAACATTACACCGCCATCGGCAAGATCCTCCTGGAGGTCGTGTAATGGAGATCGCGACCACCACTGAACTGCAGATGATCTATCCGGCCTTCGTGATGCACAAGCATTGGGAGATGCCCGAGGGCTTCAACGACCGGCTTTACGCGTTGGCGGCCGAGGATGCCGTGGCCAATCGCATTCAAGACGCCGGTGACGGGCGCAACGTCGGCGATCAGACCAACCACCTCGGCCATCTGCGCCACAACTTCCTGATGGACCGGCAAGACCCGGCGATTGCTGCCCTGGCCCAGATGGTGGCAGCGGGCGTGCGGGAATACTTGCAGCTGGCTTATGGCTATGATCACCAAGGCGAGATCGCCATGATGTCAGACACCTTCTGGCAGCGGCGCGACCAGCGCGAAAACGTTGGCATCAACACCCACACCCATATCCAGACCGACATCGTATGTACCTACTACCCGCGGGTCACGCTGGATGACACCTGCCCCGAAACCTCGCTGCATCGCGGGGCGGTGCGGTTCTATGATCCCGCGAATGTGGGCAAGCGGCTCTGGCCCTGTCGCAACCCGGAGGCTTACGTCGGTGGCTGGTATGCGGTGGAGCCGCGCACAGGCTCCATGCTGATCTTCGAGGGCCATGTGCCCCATGACAGTACATATTTTGAGGGAGAAGAACGGATGTGCATTCCGGTCCTGTGTTCCCTCACCCTTCCCAATTCTCACTGCAAGGCCGGGCTCACAGACATTCTGGACCATCAGGCACAAGGAGATGCTCATGGCCTATAAGGTCGGATCCACCATCGTGATCAGCGACAGCGGCACCGTCGATTGGTCGCGGATTGCCAACAAGCCCGCCATTGGTGCGGGCGACATTACGTCTGTGACCGTCACGAACGGGACGCCTGTCTCCGGTCCCGTCCGTGTTTTTGGTACCAATTGTGGCGGGAACTGCGCCTGCACCGGCAATTGCTATGTCACCAGCCTCTCAGGCGGCGGCACCAGTGGCGCGGTGACCATCACCGGCAATCGCGCCTTCTACAATTGCAACTGCAACTGCCGGTGCTGAGGATGGATGTCCGTAGCACGAGTTGTGAGCTCTGGCCGACCCGGGTTAGCTTCTTTGAGACGCCGGTGGATTGGCCGGTGAACCACCAGCTGGCGGAGGAGGCAATCGCGGCGGTGGGTGATGTGGAGACGACAGACGCACTCAGCGCGTCCAAGCGGCGGGTGCGCGGGATCTTGGAGCGGAGCGAGGCCGGTCAGGCCCTGAAGGCGCATCTCTTTGCCTGCGCCAGAGAGGTGCTCGGACCTTGGTCTTCCTACCTAGACCCTGACCATTGCGAGAACCGCGCCTTGGTTATTGCACCTGGCGGCTTCATCTCGACCCACAAAGACAGTCGAGAGGGCGATCTGACCTGCGTACACTTCCTCACCGGAGGCGGCGCAGGTCAACCAGTGAACTCTGTCGGCACTCCCCGCTTTGTCATTGAGGATCCCTCGCGGTATTTTGATGAGGGCCGCCTGCCTTATGAGGGCCGCCATGGCTACAGCGTCAACCCGCGGCCCGGGCTCTCGGTAATCTTCCCCTCCCATATTCCCCACAACCAGCACCCCTATCAGGGCTGCACCCCTCATGTGCAGGTGGTCGCGAACTTCCGCGTCACCCTGCCCGACGCTCTGGAAGAAAGGCTCTTTGACTGATGTGGTTTGAACTGACCCTCGAGGCGCGAGACGGCGCCCGGCACACCCTGCGCTATAACCCGCATACCTCGGAGTGTGAGGGGCTGCCGCTGCCCGTAGAGCCTCGTCCCTTTGAGCCCGCGCCGCGGGTGGCAAAGGACGCACCCTTGGGCAAATCCCGCGCACCGCGCGTGCTCAAGATCCAACTTGGCCTGTCGTGCAACTACGCCTGCAGCTATTGCAGCCAGGCCTTCCAGATTGCGGATGCCACGGTCTCGAAACTCGCGGATGTGGATCATTTTTTGGCGCAATTGGAGGGATGGATCACAGATGCGCCCGAGCGGATTGAGATCTGGGGCGGAGAGCCGTTTCTGTACTGGGCCAAGATCAAGCGATTGGTGCCGGCGCTGGAGGAGCGCTTTCCCGCTGTGCGCTTCTCGATTATCACCAACGGATCGCTGCTCAATCGCGAAAAGCTGGACTTCATTGCCGCGCACGACATCGCGATCACGATCAGCCACGATGGGCCGGGGCAGCACTTGCGCGGGCCTGACCCCCTAGACGATCCCGACAAGCGCGCTTGGATTGAGGCCTTGCTGGCAGAGCGCCCGGACAAGACCGGGTTCAACGCGGTGCTCACGCGCGAGCATCATGAGCTCGGGGAGCTCAAGGCCTGGTTCGCAGGGAAAGTCGGGCCGGATATCCACGTCGGTCTCGAAGGCGTGGTGAATGTCTATGACGCGGCGACCGCTCTCGGGACCGGGCGGTTTGCGCCAGCCGAGTTAAACAGTCTCACACGGTCAATCTTTGAGGCGCTGGTCGAGGATCCGAACGCCTTTGGGCTTGGGGAGCGGATCGATGAATTCTACGCCTCGATCCAGCGCCAGCGCCCCATTGAGGCCCTCGGCCAGAAGTGCGGCATGGACCGCGAAGACACAATCGCGGTCGATCTGCGCGGGAACGTCATGACCTGTCAGAACACTGGGGCTAAGGGGGCGCATAAGATCGGTCATGTAGCCGACTTTGACGCCATCGCGCTCGACACCGCGACGCATTTTGCCTTCCGCGAGGAATGCATGTCATGCCCCGTCGTTCAGCTCTGCAAAGGGTCCTGCATGTTCCTCGAGGGGGACTTCTTCAAGCAGAGCTGCGCCAACGAGTTTGCATGCAATATGGGGATCATGATGGCGGCGGTGTGGCATTTGACGGGGATGGGGGTGGTTGGGGTGGAGGTCAGTCGATCGCCGTCCTCGTGATCGCGACGAGCTGGTTGACGGGCTGCGCGACAGCGGGTTTTGTTCGTGACGGCGTGGCAGCATGTCCGCCGGTCGTGGAATACAGCACGGAGTTTCAAGCATAGGCGGCCGAAGAATTGGCGATGCTGCCGGACGGATCTGCCATCGTTGAGATGATGGGTGACTACGTGGTTATGCGGGGCCAAGTAGGCGCTTGTGGATGATTTCGTTCAAGTGTCCGTCGTCAGGGTTTTTGGGACCGAGAGCGGCCTAACCTAAGAGAGCGTTTGGCTCATCTTGTTGGATTGATTATGCGGCGTGCTGTCGGTGATGCAAGCGTCGCGTTTCGAGTGTCTTTCGTTTGATCCTTTCCCGTTGCTTTAGAATGGCTTTGTCCCGTCCGAAGTAGACGTCAGCGGGTGTGACGTTGTTAATACTCTCGTGATATCGCTGGTGATTGTAGTGATCGACGAAGGCTTCGATCTGGGCTTCGAGGTCACCGGGCAGGAAGTAGTTTTCCAGCAAGATGCGGTTCTTCAAGGTTTGATGCCAGCGTTCGATCTTACCCTGCGTCTGAGGGTGATACGGCGCACCGCGCGAGTGCTTCATGCCTTTGTCTTTCAACCATTCAGCCAAGTCGCCTGAGACGTAGCTTGAACCGTTGTCGCTAAGCAGCCGAGGCTTGTGAACGACATGAACTTGATCGCAGCCGGATGCTTGCAACGCGAGGTCCAGCGTGTCGGTCACGTCTTCAGCCCGCATATTTGTGCAGAGCTTCCAAGAGACGATGTAGCGGCTGTAGTCGTCGAGAACCGTGCTGAGATAGAACCAACCCCAACCAAGGACCTTGATGTAGGTGAAGTCGG